TGAAGATTTTGAATTGTTGAGTCAATGTATTGCCGTAGCCCATGAGAATAGCGTCTTTGATGTTGAGGATGGAACTTTCGCGATACCTCACTTTCTTGAGCCGAATCATATGGTTCGTGAGTTTCCCTCCACCGGTCCTGGGCTATTTTATGATATGCCACCCGGTGTGAAGAAGGATGTATTGTTGGGGAAAGTTGTTGCATATATACTCAACATTGCTGAACTCATTAGTCACCTTGAGTATGACGCTGCAATGACCGTCCTTAGGTCTACGATATCTGCTGTGATGCAAATTTCCGTAAAATTGGAGGTTCGTGCTCCAAAATGGAGCGAAGTGTTGCAAAAGTGGGTGATCAAGAATGGTGAGCGATTCTTCTTTATTGGCAATGCAATAAATTGTGCGATTGACCAAATGTTGTTGATGCCATTTTCCAAGATGGGTGGGATTGGCACAACCTACAACAATGTTCCGAATAAAGTCGGAATGACTTTTTGTGGGTTGTCTGCAATGAAATTTGTGTCTGAATCGTATCAGATTCCTGAAATAACATTGTCATCTATGAAAACTCGTGACGACGTCGAGAAATTGGTTGAAGAAATAAGAAGAATTTGGATAACGATCGAACTTGACGTCGAGAAATATGACATTTATACGCTTGGATTTATAATCAGTGCAGTTAAGCGCTCATTTGGGAAGTACTTTAATCTTTCGGTTCCTTCTGGAGACGACGCCGAAAGTCAATTGAGGAGAGCTAACGTGCGTGTATTCAAGTATTTCTTCATGCGTTCTGTGGAGACTGTTACTTTGAAGACGATCTCTGATCCGGCTGGAAATTTCTTTTATATGTTGGTGCAAGCAATGGTGTCAGGGACTTGGGACACATCTTTCATCAACACTATAATTAATGATGTGGCGCAGACGTTCACATTGAAGAAAATGTATCCGAACGTTCCGATCGTTCGCAACGCTCCTGCCGCCAGTCAAGTTATGCAGACTCCCGTCACCAAAATGTTGTATGGAGACGACGTGTTAATGAATCTGCGTCGTGAAATATATCCGAGATTTGATAAAGAACTTTACCGTAAAATAATTAAGGAGAAATTCAATTACAATGTTCCGGAAAATGATATTAAAGAATGCAACAAGCCATTTATCGACATATTTGCCGTTGGCACTCCTGAGAAGGAAGGAAATGCTCCTGATCCCAATGTTCCCACTTTTCTGAAGTACCAGGTTGGATGGCTTTATTGTGTTGAATGTAAATTCATCCATTTTCATTTTTATCGACATTCGTCACATACGATTCCTAAATTGCTCCATTCATCAACGTCCAGTCTTGAGCCTGGTCATTTGCGTTCTAGGCTTATATGCTATGCGTATACTGTTGGTGTGAATCGAGTCACGTATAATGCGCTCAAGTGTTTGTGGTTGCAAACAGAGAAAGATGAATATTTTGAAGTTGATTGGTCTCCCGAAAATTTGAGGAGGATGGAGGTCTATGGCATGGACATCGACAAATTTGATCGAAATAAGTTCCCGAGATATGTTGATGTGGTTGGTCACTCTGGGTGTCCAAATTATGGGGTGGGAATCAAGGTTAGGACTGTGTTACCCTGGCCGATGTGCAAGTACGATTGATGCTTGTTGGGTTTGACGTAACTAAAAGTTAGTAATCCAAAAAATAAAAATGAAATAAATTACCAAAAACAATCGCGATTGTGGGTATCTACCACAATTGCTGCAAAAGGAAATATAAACCCGAAAAGGGGTTACCCATTCCTCAAAAAAAAC